TCTTGGTAATGTCAAAGCAATCTTTCTGTCACCTGATGGGTTTTGTTCAATTCTTGCTAAGAACTTTTGGGTTGGTCCATAAGCAAGGGGAACTTTTAAGACTGAAACTGGGTTGTCGGATTCATCAACATGCCTAATTTGAATGTTGTTGAACAGAGTACCAAAAGCAATTACAGTCTTGCTAATTCCTTTATTATAAAAATAATTACCAAGCATGTTAAAAGTTCCTAAGTATATTATTTATTTTTAATTCTCTAGTTGGAGAATTGATAGAGTGACACTAATATCTGTAGATACTCCAGATTTATTTGAAATCCTTGCATAAATGTCAGTTGATACTGGATCATCATTATTATATCCAATTACTGCTGGACTTACTAATTTTACTTGAGATCCACTTGTAACCACTTCAGCAATAACTCCAGAACCTGCAGATGGGTCAACTCCCTCTGCTCTTGTTGAATCATTATCTCTTGATGTTGTATCTGAATAGATTACAACTCTAGCAGCAGCAGAAGTTTCAACTTTAGATAATGCATATGATTTATATCCAACAATTGTTATGTTGGTAGTGCTTCCAATTCCAACAGATCCAGTGGAAGAACTTGTAGTTGTTCTAACATTAAGAGCACCACCAAATACACCTTGAGAACCTTGAACTCCTTGTGTTCCTTGGGGTCCAATTACTCCCTGAGATCCCTGAGGTCCAGTTATTCCTTGAGATCCTTGAATTCCTTGAGCTCCTTGTGGACCTCTTGCTCCTGTTATTCCTTGGAATCCAACACTACCCTGTCTACCTTGAGATCCTTGGGGTCCTTGTATTCCTTGGGGACCAACTGATCCTTGAGGTCCCCCTGGCAATCCAGATGGTCCTTGTGGTCCAACTTCTCCTTGAGGTCCTTGTGTTCCTTGAGGTCCTTGAGGTCCTTGAATGCCCTGTGATCCCTGAGGACCAAATCCTTGTGGTCCTTGTATACCTTGAGCACCTTGCGCTCCTTGTGGTCCTATAATGCCTTGACTGCCTTGTGGTCCTGTACCTTGAGGTCCTTGAACTCCTTGTGGACCTCTAATTCCTTGTGATCCTTGAACTCCTTGTGCTCCAGTAAATCCAGCAGTTCCTTGTGGACCAAATGATCCTTGAGATCCTTGTGGTCCTGTTATTCCTTGGAATCCCTGAAGACCTTGAAATCCTTGTATTCCTTGAGGTCCTAATGGTCCTTGAGGACCTAAATCTCCAGTTGCTCCAGCAAATCCAATATCTCCCTGTGCTCCTTGTGGACCTACTCCTTGAGGACCAATTAAACCTTGAAATCCCTGTGCTCCCTGAGGTCCTTCTGGTCCTTGAGGACCAGCTCCTTGTGGTCCTTGTGGACCTACTACACCTTGAAGACCTTGAGCACCAGTTGCTCCTTGAAACCCAGATAGATTTACCCCATCACCAAAAGTGGTATAGATTTCAGTAAAGTTTTGATTTATCTTGGTAGCACCTTGTGACAGAGTATCCCCTGTTCCATCATTAGGTGCTGCACCTGTAGATATTAATTGCCTTGCCATTATGAGCGCAGTTTATTTTATTTAGTTAAACTTCACCAAAGGGATTTATTTCAGTAAAGTCTAGAATACTGTCTGCTTCTTCTTCTATCTCATCATTGTAATCATAAGCTGGTTCTTGAAGTTCATAGATTTCATACCCTCCAATAATATATGTTGCACTACTTGCTGCCCCAACAACAACATCCCCAGGAACAAAATCAGTTCCCATCCCAGAAACTTTAAGTTGTTTAGTTGCTGCATCCCAATTTTTAACTATTCCAATGGCACCAGAAATAGATCCTACAACTTTTTCTCCAAACACATAATTGCCAGATGCAACTGTAGATCCTGCTCCTATGGTAATTGTTGGTGCAGCAGTGTATCCCAATCCAGCATTTACTATTCTAATTGTAGAGATTCCCCCAGTAGCATTTAAGAATGCAACAGCAACAGCAGTAGTTCCTCCAGAAACTGGAGAGGAGACTGTAACTGCAGGTGGTGCTACATATCCAGTTCCAGCATATGATAAAGTAACAATTCCTATACTTCCAGAAGTTGCTATTCCCACATTAACAGAAGCACCATATCCATTACCCCCAAATAGAGAAACATCAGGAGGATAACTATATGAATATCCTGCTCCAGGATTTTCTATGTAAATTCTGTTTAAACTTTTTGTTGAAGTTAATGTCCTAGTTTCTGTCATTACTCCAACTGCTGTTCCCCTAATACCAGATATTGGTGAAGTGACTACAAGAGATGGAGTAGATGAATATCTATATCCTCCATTAACAACATCTATTTTTTGAATTCCCCCATTCACTAATCCAGTATATGCAGTTGCAGTGATTCCAAGTCCAGATAAAGATAGAACAGCACCATATCCAAGATCTTTTAATGAATAATCTACATCAGAAATACCAGTAGAAATTTCTTCATCTTCATATTCAAATAGTTCACATCTTAACTCATACACATAATTTTTCTGTAGTTGAAAGAATGGTTTTCTATTTTCAACATATTTAATTTCCATCAAACTGTCAGAAAGAGGAATATAAAGCAAGTCCCCCTCATTAGGTCTTCCAGTCACAGGAACATTGGTTATAGACTTGACCATTTCTCCAATGTACATATCAAATCTTTCTTTTGATATAATCAATGTCATTTCATCAGTGATCCTGACACCAAATTTTGACATTAAAACACTATTATTATCAAATCCTTCATAGTTTACTAAGTATGCTTCTATTGGAAATGCATTATTAAATTTTGAAAATAAAACATCCTTTATTACCTTTCCTTTGGTTATTATTTGTCTGGGCAAATAATAAACCTCAATGCCATACATTTTTAACTGTTCATTGATAAGGTCTTGAACAAGACCTTGTTCATTATTAGTGCCTTGAATAAAAAATGGATTTAACATATTATCCTATTAGATCCAGAGGTGGTAATTCATAAGTAATCATCATTTGATCTTCTATTGCTTGTAGTTCTTTCATGGCATCATCATACAATTGTCTGCCATTAAGTTCTACTCCACCTGGAAGTTTTACTCCCTGGAATTTGATTAAGTTTTGTCCCCACTGTTTTTTAATAAGTGCTGTGGTATATTTTTTTAAGAATGAATCATTCCAAACTCCTGTAGATTCTGCTGGATTAATTATTCTATAGCACTCTATCATTAAGTAATCATCTGCATTTAATCTATCCCAACTTGTATCAATATACAGTCTGTTTTGTCTCTTATTAAATCTAATTTGTCTGTCTGGATTGACTATCCAATCAATGTCCTCTAGATATCTTTTTGTCACATAGTAATTCAACATTTCAGTTGAACTAAACCAATAGATATCATTTAGAAATAATTGATAGTTAACATTGAATAAATTTGAAGCAATTGTTCTATTATCTAACTTAAAGACTCTTTCTATCCCAATAACACTATCTGGAACAGGAATGTAATTACTATTCTCTTCCCAACTAAATGTTCCAATTCCTGCAGTTGATGTTGTAGTAACTATTCCTGCTACGTTATTATCACCTCTTGCTCTTCCTCTTTTTATATCATTTTCTGTAATTTTATACTTAAGGAACATTTTGATGACGCCATCAAAGTGTCTTTCTTGGAAATATTGTAAAGCTTCATCAACCCTATCATCAAGTTGCTCTTCTGCAACATTGACTTCCAACACAGGAGCACCAAGCTGCCTTAGACAGTAATCAATTAGTTCTTGTCTTGATGCAGGTTTTGCCATTATTCTTCTACTTTTATATTATTTAGAATTAAAAGTCTTGTCCCATATCAATTAAAACTTCTTGTTGCTTTAAGTACAACTTAACATAGCATTTGCAAAGATTTCTAAGAATATCAATATTTGTGCAAGTATCCAACTCTCTTGATATCTTTTCAAACTCAAATAATTTGGAGATGTTCTCTAATTTCAAATCTTCATGATCCATTTAAAATACTCCTCAACAAAGTTTTAATCTCAGATACTGAAGATTTTAAGTCTTCAATATCTGAGGATAGTTTTTCTATTTTTTGTTTTTCTTGAGATTTTTTATTTTTTAGTATAGTATACTGATCAGAAGATAATTGGTCTGTATTAATTATAGCATTTGTTGTCAGATCTCTTAATAAATTTGGATGACCCTCAACCTTTGCATACTGTTGATTGCTCATCACTTCAATGCTAATGCTCTTAGTTCTTTAATGATAGGGGAGTATGCCTGATTGCTGCTAGTTCCAACAATTTTAACTTGGAATCCAGTGAATGATGGAAGATTATCAATAGTGTAAGAATAATCTCTATACTCACCATTAACACTACTTGGAACATTTGAA